CATAGGCCGTACAGTACACGCGTATTTACTGCCAAGGAGCATCTAATGCGACTTGGTACACGCATTAGGGCGAACAACACGTTGAGGCGTTTTGTTCGTCGCAATAGGGAGAAACGTTCGTTTTGGCACCAAGCTGCTCGTGTCGCAGACATGCAGCATGCGAAGAGGGTGTTTAGTTGGCCGAGACCCGTATTTAATAATTACGGGGTGAGGCAGGTTCAGTCATCTGTAGCGAGGGACGCGGCTGACCGTGTCCGTCGCGTTTTGCGTGGTGAGTATGTTTGAAATGACTTAAGGCGTGTGTTTCGGTATTTGCAACACACGCTCAAGTCATTATGGCTCGTATAAAGCTTGCCCCGATGAAGAAGCGTAGCGGTCATAGTGGATTGACGGTAAAGAGGGGCGCAGTGTTTCGTATGACGAAGTCAGGACCGAAACGTTCTAGGGGACTTTTTCGAAAGCCTGATTATCGAAAGATAATTACGTATCGTCCACCTGTTGGTCCCCGCTCAAAGGTTAGCCGTGCTATGCCTTGGCGCGCGGCGCAGGCTTTGCGTTACAGGTTGCGCGATATTATTCGTTAATTCAACTAAGTCACAAGCACGTAGAGAGCGTTAGCGAGATTGAATGGGACGAGTGTCGTTGTAACCTGGCACGCGATTTCCACGGTAGCGTCAACTCCGCCAGGGGCAGTTGCAAGTGCAGGCGGGAATCGTTCCGTCAGTAGCGCTCCCGCCACACTCGGTTGGTACTTTGCACTGAGTGTGCCAGGCTCACTAGGATTAGTGAGGTAGTATGTGATTGTGAAGCTCCAAGATGACATTGAAGCAGTGACGCCGTTTGCCGCTACGTCGCTGCATTCCACGTTTGCGATTGAAACGTTGTTCAGAATCCATGCGTCCGACGTAGTAACCGTAGGAGGAGTAGTAGGAACTGTAGTAGGGTTAACGTAGTTAGTAGCCATGACACCGATGTCGTTCACGAAAGGAGTACCAGCCTTGTAAGAAATTACAGTACGGTAGTATCGCTGGTTTTCACGCGATGCACCCTGTTCAGGGTACACGTAGATGGTATCTCCGTTGAACGATGGCAATTTAAGTGCAGCGATTTGAGCAGTATCCGGCGACCCGCTAGGTAGCAACGGGTACAGCACAGTTGTGTCTGGGCCGATCTGTTGGCTGTTGGCAGACTGCATATTGCCGAAGGTTCCAAGTGAACCAGCGATAGCACCGTTTATGCCACCAAAACCGATGCCAGTTTCAAGTACCAAGTACGAAGTTGCCGCCACAGGAGCGTTATCCGGAGGCTCGTCAGCAACAGGAGTGATTAGCGGCTTGTAGAAAGTGAAGCTGTAGTCGACCCACAGTTCACCGATTTTGATTGGCAGCGGTACAGGGAGACCCTCTACCTCAACGATAGGGATTTGCATGCCTTCGACTGCGACGTACAGCGTACCGAAGTCGTACATGCGTAGGTCTGAATTAGCTGCGGGCTCACCAGGTCGCACGTACAGCTTGCTGATTGGCATATTTTCCTTTGTCACGTTCCATTTGCACACCATGTTGTTGCTAGGGCGTGCAGAGATTGCACCAGTATCAGCAAGCATAGCTTGCTTTGTAGTCCACGGCGGTAGGACAGTGTCGTACTGGATTGCCATGCTAACGGAACCAAGCGCCGCGTTAGCGGGGCTTGTAGAGGAGCTTGCGCCTACGGCGTTACCGTAAGTCGAAACGAACGTGAAATTGCCGCCGTGGCATTTGTAGCTTGTGAAGTTTTGCGCGATGTTAGATAGCCACGGGTACGTGTTGGACTGTCCTGGGTTCAAACTGTACCCGCTTGCAGGGTACAGTAGGAACTTACTGTCTTCAACCGTGATATCAGTGATGAATTCACGGTGTGAAACAGTAACTGCAATATCTTGGCCGATTTTTTCAGATGAAACGGTCGGGCGCTTTGTTTTATAACGCCCGCCGCCTAGAGAGTAACGTTTAAGGCCTGTATAGGACATATTATAACACTGAGGCGTTTCACTTTTTGGCAACGCCTCAGCGAAGCGATAATATGTAGCGTGTGTTTTGTTATTTGTAACACACGCTATGTTGCCTGAGAGTCTGTATTCGAAGGCTTTGCGCGGCATTAGCAAGCGCACGTATGCGAAGAATGAGCGTACGTTGATGATGAAGCTTGGGTATGGACCCATGCGTTTTTCGCAGCGTCTTGGTAACAAGCCTCGTGTTACTAATATCCTGCGTAGGAAGAAGAGTTATTTCGCGAAGGTTCCGCGAAAGACTATTAAGCATATGGCGCGACCTATGACTTTTGGCAGGTTGCGCGATCGTATTATTAATTTCAAGGGATAGATTCCCATGCCACCCCAGATGCGATGGAGTGTTCTAGGCCTTGTGCAGGCGCTGCAGGCGCCACTGCTGAAGATAGTGCAGATGAAACTGCCGTTTCTTCAGCGATTGCTTCAGAGTAAGCTGAGAACGGTGCCGTCGAAGAAAGTTCGATGACGTTCCAGCGGTCTGATGATAGTTTAGATAGGTCGGGTTTGAAGTTTGCGAAGATGAGTATGTGAGGCGGAGCGAAAACGCACATGCCCGACTCGTATTTGCCGGAGAAGAAGATGCCGTCTTTGCATGATTCAATGGCGTCGTAGGAAACGAAGTCTTCAGACGACCGAGGCAGTCCGAAGAGGACGATGCGAGGTTTTTTTTCCATGACGGCTATGGCGGATTTTATGTCCGCAGCTTTACCTTGGACGAAGATGGCATTGTAGTTACAGCAGATGTGTTTGGCGAGCACGGTCTTGCCTTGCTTGCCCACGGGGTCGAAGAACCAGTGTATTGAGCGGTTGTCCGGTGGCAGCGTGATGAGGTCGATGACTTTTTGTTGCCACGGGCGTAGCGTGTCGAGCGAAAAGGTGTACTTAGGTTCAGGTGGTGAAGGTATTTCACATCCGTAGAACCAAGGTCCTTTGATGCGTGTGTCGTCTTTGGAGCAGTAGAGCAGTGACGCTTGCCAGTCGCGGCACGGCTCGAGGTGCCACCGCGGAATGTATTTGACGACAGTAGACCATCGCTGCGGAGACTTGAGTTTGAAGCAGCCTTGGTAGTGCGGCGTTTCCTCTTCGCCGCGCTCAAGCTGGAACATGTAGGCGGTAGGCGTGTAGGCGCCTATCGCGAGCTTGAACTCGTTTTCGGTTGGGTACGATTCATGCGGGTTGTTCAGCGTGAAGCACCACGTGCGGCTTTGAGCGCCTGTCGCTGTTGACGATTTCTTCAAGAAAGAGGAAAGAAGGGAAAAGAGAAGGGAAACAAGCAAAACAAGGGGAGAATAGTATTACCTCCCCTTGTAGGCGCTGTAGGCGCCTATTTGCGAGAGTCATTTATGTAAAGAGACTCAGCGATGAGGAGCATATCCTCAGCGATGCAGTTTTTGCACATGTCATACATGAACATGTGATTGATGAGCGCGCGTAAGTGGTGAGAGTATGTTTTGCCACTTACCTTGGACGTGCTTGAAGACAGCGACTTGAGCTCGCTACCCGGCGGAGACGGGTGCGCAGCTGTTGGCACGTCCTCGCGCTCGTGCGGCACGGCGAGGTCAGGCGACGTAGCCATTGAGGTGGCCGCGCCATCAGTTGGCGGGTGGCGCGCCACCTCGTCGTCGGCTTCATCTGATGAGAAGTCGAGGACGCCGCTCACAGCTGACGGCAGCAGCCGAATGACGCCCGATTTACCGCGGCACGCGGTAAACGGCGTGAGGCGGTGGCGAGCCGTCTCCGTCATGCGCTTTTCAAGCGCCGACGTCTTAGCCGCGGAGGCGACCTCGGCCGCGTCTATTTTGCGCGCGTCGAGGCGCTCCAGCACTTTGTCAAGGTGCGTAGACGGCCACGGGGTACCCGAAGGGGCAGGTGGGAAGGACATTTGATTAGCAGCAGTACTGAAAGCACTCTGGACTTTAAAGGCTTAGTGCCAGTACTGCAGTGTTTTTTACGAGCACTGGCTCGATCGTTGTTTGGGCCCACGCAACGATACGTCACGTGCAATTAGGTGGAGGCTTCTCGCCAAAGATCTTTGTCTTGCACGTGGGTGGACCTGCGCGGACTTGTCGTCCGCTGCTATGTATATAGTATAGGTACGACCGGCGCAGTGTCACTTAGTGCGCGGAGCGTAG